AAGGTTGCGACGCGTAAGCGCAAGCGCCACGCGCACAAGCACAAGCGCTCAAGCAAGCCAGTACAAGGACTCACCCATAAGGTGAGCGAGCAAGATGAAGTATTTATCGCACTACAAGAACGACGCGAGCAGTTGCTTCGCGAGATGGGGTCTATTCACATAGACGCCAACTAGCAGGGCAAGCCTTGACCCTAAGAGGGCGACCATGAGCAAGACATGGCAAGGCACTACACGCACCAGCGTGTAACGACTAAGGATAGGAGAACCATGCACTTATCAACTAGCGACTTGCTAGCGGTAATACTTGCGCTTGCGCTTGCTAATACCATGCTAGTAATCGCGTTCCGTCGTGTCTATGTCCTAGAGCGTCGCTTGCGTCGCTATCAAGGATATAGCACCACTACTAAGAGTTATATCTATGAGTAGTGATGAGACTTATGTAGATGATAACATCTACTCAACACTAGAGAACGCTGTTCGCGTTCAAGGTAAGATAGCGACAAGCGATAAGGTAATGGTAGAGATACCAACTGCCTCATTGCTAGGACTATTGGTAACGCTAGTGTCCCACCCTGATATTTTAGAGAGTACCTGCCCCGACTGCGAGATGGTGCAGAACGCGCTAGATAATATCTTAGACGGGTTAGAACTATGAGCGAGAACTTACTGCTAGACTTAACCCCTAGAGAGGTTGAGGTTATCCGCATGGCACTACGCCAAACACAAGATTTACACCAACGCAACGACTTTAAGGTCTTAGTGTTAGAGGTTGCAGACTTACGGTCTAAAATCGTTAATGCTATGATAGACTCCAACGCTAGCGGAAAGCCCGTTAGTGTAACCAAGTAAGGTGGTAAAGGTGCAAGCCTGTACTATATGCAGTAACGATATAGACGAGGGTGACGAGAGGACTTTCCCTAGTGGGGATATAGTCTGCGACTCATGCTCGTTCTATTGTGACTCATGCAGTACCGTAATCCCACAAGACGAGTCGCGTGTCAATGATAACTCTATCTATTGCTACGACTGCTCGTTCCATTGTGAGAACTGCGAGACTGCAACTCAGAACGACGACGCACACACAGTTGGTAATCAGTTGTGGTGCGAGACCTGCTACGAGGACGACTCGTTCTACTGCGAAGGTTGCAGTTCGAACTACCCAAGCAGGTACGACTACTCTAATGTACAAGGTAGCGACTACTGCGATAGTTGCTTCAGCGACCGCGCCTATTGGTGCGACTCATGTGACGACAACTACCTAGACGACGACCCATGCGACCACAATGGTGGTAGCACTAGGTGTCGCTCTTGTGGTGAAGCAGGTTCGATACACTCTTATGGGTGCAAGCCCGACATAGAGTTCCATGGTGTTGATAAGTCTAATCTGTACTTAGGGTTAGAGTTAGAGACTGAAATCTATGGCGACATAGATAACGCTAGCACCTTCGCAAGTGAAGCCTTGCAAGGTATAGCAATACTCAAGCATGACGGTAGTATCGGTCGCTTAGGTGGCTCGCGTGTGGGTAATGAAGGGTTTGAGATAGTTACTCAACCTCACTCACATGTACACTTCCGCGAACACTCACAAGTTCTGTGGGATACTATCGACAAGTTACGCACCAACTATCGCGCTCGTTCATGGGACGCGAAGTCTAATTGTGGTATCCACATACACCTAAGTCGTAAGGGCTTTAGTAGTGGTAGCCACACTCACAGGTTCTTATCTCTCGTCTATCAGAACAGCGAGCAGATGATGAAGTTTGCAGGGCGCAAGTCCGACTATGCAAGGTTCAATGACTGCTACTCGTTCGACGAGTACGACCGACCTGTATTCTCACTCAAGCACAAGTTAGATAGACACGCTAGTACCGAGAGGTACAGCGCAGTCAATACGCAGAACAGAGACACGCTAGAGTTACGCTTCTTTAGAGGTACTATGAACTCTAAAGGGGTGTTAGCAACACTCGACCTTGCTCACGCTATGGTAGAGTACACCCGACACTTGCGCCTAGATGATGTACAGATGGGCGCACTTAAGTGGGAGTGGTTCGTTGATTATGTACGAGATAACAACGGGCTATACCCTGACCTGTACGACCGACTGCCTAAGGTAGAGTCTACGGTACTCAACGACAAGACCGAACTGAACGCATAGAGAGGACTATATGTGTATATTAGTAGTGTGCGAGCCTAACTCCACACCTAAATCAACAGACTTACACGCTGGTGCTTGCTCTAATCCACATGGCTTTGGCTTTGCTATCCATGTAGGAGACAGAGTAATATCAGAACGCAGTATGTCTGCTAAGAAATCTATCAAACGCTTCTTAGAACTACGAGAGCAATACCCAACAGGCTACGCTATGTGGCATGCAAGGTACGCAACTCATGGTGTTAAGAACGAACAGAATTGCCACCCCTTTATTGTAGGTGGTGATGACCGTACCTATCTAGCACACAATGGCATACTAGATGTTGCTATACCTGCTAATGATAGACGCTCAGATACTCGCGTCTTTGCAGAGGACACACTACCTAGATTAGGTGGTGTCCATGCCTTAGATGACGAGACTATATGGAGTATGATATCTAAGTGGGCTAGTGGTAGCAAGATAGCCGTCTTGACTGCCGACCCTAGCGCACAGTATCCTATGTACATAGTCAATGAGAACCTTGGCAAGTGGGACGACGAAGGTATATGGTGGAGTAATCAAAGCCATGTCCGTATCGCACCTAAGCCAGTAGTTACTACCTTATATGCACCACCAGCCTACCCTAGTATCTATTCTAGTACATGGTCGGACGACAAGTACCACCAAGACTTACTAGACTATGAGAATAGTTTAGACATAGAGGAAGTACTAGATATATGTATCTACTGTGACGCTATAGTAGACTTAGAGGAGAACCCTTACTACTGCACCATGTGCGAAGGGTGCTTCGACTGTGGCGATAATGTGGTAGACTGCTTATGCTGGAAACCAAAATGGACTAGCAAGCGTGACCTTAGTCACTTACTATAATTCTGATAGGCGACCGCCGTTTATCAGGGTGTAACACCGAACAACTAACCGAGAGGAACACATGTCCACCACATCAACAATACTAAATCTCGCAGAGGAACTGCGCGTTATCGCTGACGAGATTTCATACAACGCTATGGATACATCATTAGATTTTCCTAAGCGTGGTACTATTGTCAAGGCACTACCAACACAGAACCGCTTCAAGCCTAAGTCTGTATGGGTATCACTTGGCAACGGCACATACAAGCACATCACAGGAAGCAAGGGTCTTGTAACCAACCACTCCCGTCTTGACGGGTACACCGAAGTTATCTTCGAAGCATAACCCACTCTCCTGAGCATGAGATTAAACTGCTCACCTTAAACTTAACAGAGAGGATATACCATGATACCAGCAATTATGGAAGGCTTCGACATTAGAAGCGAGCAACCACCAATTGGATATGTTACGCTAACCACAATAGGTGATGACCGAGTACTATACGGCATATTTGCAAGCCTTGAAGAGGCAGCCGAGTTCGGCAGTAAATTAGTTAATGTTAGTTTCATGCCTGTATATCGACCATCACTACACTAGAACGGAGAACTAATGGCAGAGTTTCTGCATGAGGTAGTCGCCAAGCGAGGCGAGTACCCACCAGCACCACGACACAGCACACAGTACTCTAATATCTATAGAGATATATATATAGAGTCAGCCTTTACCCATGCGGTCTATACCATAGGTTCTCCTGTCATACCAACGATACGCGCTTGGCGCGACAGTCCTGGCTATGATGTAATGACAGCACTATTCCATGGCGTATCCTGCCAACACAGGTGGCTATTCATGCCACAAGTATCAACACTATCAACTTGGCGCTATAGATGTATAGACTGCCCAGAGACACGCATATCGAGAGGAACAGATAATGTATGAACCACCACTAGACGATGATATTGCAACAGGCAAGGCAGATATCTGCGACGACTGCGAGAGCACACATGATGATGACGAGTCGTGCATTGACACCGAGCCTGATGTAATGTATAGTGACTACTACAATGACTAACGGAGGTAACATGGAAGGACTATGTAAATCACACGAGAACCCTGACTTATGGTTCGAGGACTCAGGCGACCTGTTTGAGAGGCGCTTAGGTAGCAAGAACCCTAACATAAAGTTCAAGCAACGAGTAGAAAATATACTTGTTGCCGTAGCAATATGTAACAAATGTCCGATTAGTTCCGATTGCCTTACCGAAGGCATGAAGGAGAACAACTTAGACTATGGTATATGGGGAGGCATGCTTCCTGGTGAGAGAATTGCCTTGGCTAACACGGCTAAGGCTTCAACAGATAGGAAGGCACGCATGAGTACAGCCATTAACATAAGGAGTCTTATACAATGAAGTCAATAGTATTCCTAACACTAGTAGTGTTGGGATTGTTTATCTTCGAGACTCCAACATCTGAACCACAACCAAAAGAAACCGTTCAGAAAGTATGGAGTAAAGAAGATAGCAGGGCGTATGCCCGAGACAGACTCGCGGTCTGGAAAGACAAAGAATGGTCATGCCTCAACAAGTTGTGGGGCAAAGAGAGTGCTTGGAATCCAAGGGCTTTCAATACTACCAAAGTTATGGGGAAGAACGCTGGTGGTATACCACAACTGTTGGGGCTTGACCCTAAACTCCCACCAACTAGACAGATAGAGCGTGGCTTAGATTATATATACTACAGGTATGGAACTCCATGTAAAGCATGGAAGTTCTTCGAGAGGAACGGATACCACTAATGATAACTAAAGATGACAAGATGATGTGCGACTCATGCTCGAGAGAGATAACAGGTGAGCCATACATTGTAAACAATAAACTTAAGGGTTGGGCGATAGTTAAACTTCATGGTAATGAATACCTTAAGGCTAGCCACTTCCACTCTAGCCCACAAGAATGCTCACTTGCTATTGAGAAGGTTACGATAACTATGAAGCGACGCTATACACAGAAGGACAGGGAACAAACATGGCAGAACACATAGATGATATAACTCATGACTACTCAGAGTCTATGGACGTACGTGGTGAGCCAACCACGGTATGTCCATGTGGGTCTGAGGTATGGCTACTTAAGGTAGTCTTTGATGAGGACGGAGAGATAGGCATGTACTTTACTGACACCATGGAATGCATACTGTGTGGTACACTAGCCACAGCACCAACACCTTCAGGAAAGGGGGAGTACGATGGCTGATTTCTTACATGAGATAACCAAGAAGAGAGAGGAAAATGCACGCATCGACGCAATGATTATTGCCCAAGGTATGTGGGATACCCAAGAAGAAGTAATGCTACCAGAATGGGAGCGAGTACTCTATGCTTCTATACCACCACCACCACTAACACTACGGCAAGATACATCTTGGGACATAGGAGAAGAACCATTCTAATGCCGACATATGAATACCGCTGCAACAAGTGCGAAGTTAACTTCGACACCGTACGCTCATATCGTGAGCGAGAAACAGAAGTTACCTGCCCAACATGTGGGTTGGTATCTACTAGAGTATACTCAACACCAAGTATTCAGTTCAAGGGGACTGGATTTTATTCAACGGGAGGATAGAGATGTCTACACAAGACATGACAACAGAAAGACTGCTTGACTTACTTAATAAGTCAGGTGATATAGAAAGCACAGCAGACATACATGTATATGTAGAGGTTAGGTATGAGTTAGATAATATTCTGCGCATTCCTACGGAAAAATATAATCAGATAATCGAAGAGGCACGTAAAGAAAACAAATCACCAGTATATATTTGCTCAACACCAGTAGGTGTATGGAGATTTAACCTTGAGTTCTTTTCTCCAGGAGAAGATGGTCCTTACGTCTACCTCAATACCTTCAAGGCTACGCCTATGCTGCCATGGTGGCCAACCTATGATAGTGAAGAGGAATGGATAGCAGAGCAGATGATTGAGTATGGCAACGAAGAGCCATACGTTGATGACTTAGAACTTCTTATCGAAGACATGATTAATGGTGAAGTTGATTTCGATAACGAGTTAGAAACGAATGAGTAAACTACTAGAGTTCATCGCTGCTTGCCTCGTTCCTTTCGCCATAGTTGGAGGGCTTATCGCCCTCTACTATATTGTTTTCTACTTCGCCCTTACTGTCGGGAGTATCTTTGTCTAAGTAGGGTCTAAATCCACCCAACTTAAACACGAGACGCTTAACCGCTCTATTGCCTCTCATGCGAGCGGCATCGTCGCTATTAAGAGATAGAAAATTACTTATCTCTTTATAGTCCATTGACTCTGCGTATCGAAGGAAGAGTATTCTTTTATCTTCTGTACTCAACCTTCGGTATGCAGATTCAATCTCTATCATCATAGCAGACAGGTTGCCACCCTCAGCAGGTGCGCTTGGTCTGCCTGGTCTACCAAGATTTAACTTATGGGTTACGCCCCATTCACCACGCAACACAGCAGGTAGCAGTGCTTCTACAATCTCTGGCTCATAATAATATAAATCAGATGTCTCGTATCCGAGATTCTTAGCCTTGAACTCTTGGCAAAAATCCAACGCTTGATTACGTAACGAACGGTACAACAAATTCTTGGCATCTTTCTCGCCAATCTTTTCCCATTCATCTAACTTGTTTGGGTGCTCGTTGAACCACTCATACAATGCAAGTTTAATATCTTCTATCTCTACCATATTAAACTTACGCTTATACTCCGAGGCTACGTGGGTGATTACAAAATCCCACGGCTCAATTCTTTGCCAGTCCATCTGCCATCGCTTTCTTATATAGTCTTGTCGCCGACATTAAATCATCTACTGTAATTAGATATCCCTTGGATATATTAGGTGGTATGTTGCAGGTAATGTCCCTACCAAATTCCTTTACTGCATACCGCAAGGCATCTGTTGGTACGATAAGTGTCGACTCTTCAAGTACGAACGCCCAGTATGATGCCTCGGTTACACCTAACCCTGATGGCGCCCAGTCTTCTATCTTCTTAAAGAAACACTCAGTCTCGATATAAAGATTGTTAGTCTTAGCCCACTTGCGGTCACGCTTAACCTCGACGGTACGTCCACCAGTAAGCAACTCATCTACAAGTTGTTCACCCTTGCGTCCGTATCCAAAGTCTAAATCAAATGATGATTTGTTAGTCATTATCCCAACGTCCCCTTAAGACTAGCAACCCAATGATTGCATAGTTTGCCATGTCCTTAAAGGAGTCTTCAAAGGATTCGTTCTCTGGTTCCACACCATTATCAAATAGATTATTGATGCGTGCTAACTTGTCATGCATGCGTACACGTAACCCATTAACTGCACCGCCAGGTGCTTGAGATATATTCTTTGGGCCATAGTCCTTGTGCTTCTTAAGTAAGAGAGTACTTAGTTCCTTGATTACTTCATTCATCGCCACCTCTAGGTGGAGTTTGCGTGCAATAACTTTATGGTCAACGTTACCTGTAACGTATCGCCGACCTTCTGTGTCGACTGTATAGGTAGGCCAAGACTCGCTAGGTACTGTGTTATCTGCCATATCTCTTCATTCTCCATCTGCCAAGAGGCGCTTAAGTTCTTCATCAATTCCTACCATGTTAGAGTCAACAATCATATCTTCTATTACTTCTACAACAGTAGAAGGGCTAGTCTCAGCAGTAAACAAAGTCATGTAAGTTGACTGCGTAATATCTTTAATCTGTTCTGGCTCATCCGCATAGCGGTACATACAACGCAACAGCGAACCAATCAGTAACCTATAACCGTTAGGTAGTACCAATGCTGGGTCAAACTCTTCATCATCTTCTAATAGATGGTCAGTTGCATCGAAGACATTATCAAATTGCTCACCACATTCAGGGCAATTCTTTGGTTTATTCTTCACTATTTAATCCCATCTTTTCTTTAATGAACTGCGTCCCGTATTTGGTGTATGCAGAATTAACATCTTCCCCGTCTCCGAATCCAATAATAGTGACTGGCAACTCTCGAGCAAGACTGTTTGCGAATTCTCTACCTGGTCCATCACCATCCGCAAATACGAAGACCCGTTCAAAGTCAGCAAGCAAGCGTGTGTAGTGTTTCTTCCAAGAGTTTGCACCAGGAACCCCAACACAAGGTATGCCAACACAACGAGACATAGTAAGGGTATCCAGTTCACCTTCACATACTCCAATCCAATCGCCTGCGCGTTCGATATCTAATACATTGTACATCTTGGTATCTGCACCAACCATGCCCATATACTTTGGTTCAACAGCAGGGTTAAGCGAACGAAAACGTAAGTCAACTACACCAGTCTTGGTTACATATGGTATTGCTAAGCGACCAGCATATGCTTCGTGTCCTGGTTCAGGCTCCGCGACTACGCCTAATCGAGCCAGCCGTGCTATCTCTATTGTTATACCCCTGCTTCGAAGGTAGTCTTCGGCCAGATAGATGCTTGCCTGGTACTTGCGAGTTGCCGTGTCCAAGATTTCCTTCTGCAAATTTTGCTGCTTCACGTATGCTAATCCCTTCTTGCTTAGAAATAATTTGTAAACTGTTACCTTGTACACCACAAGCAAAGCAAACAAATAGATTGTCATCTAAGTTTGCAGTACCTGATTGATGTGAGTCACCATGGAAGGGACACTTCAGGTTAACCTGACCATGGTCACGACGTATGCTAGCACCGTAGTGCTCAAGCACCGCCTTGATACTGGGCAGGTCATTCACCGAATATGTCTCCTAATCTAAATACTAAGTACGCATCCGCTATCGATTTACCCCTGGCTTTAATGATAACTGCCGACGTAATTTCGCTTCTCTGTAAATCTCTAGCCTCTGCATAATGGGTGGCTTCGAGTTGGGCTTCCCTTGTCCAACCACTAAGGTCGATTTTATTTGATGCACCTGGTGCTTTGGCTTCGATAACTCCAATTGAGCCAAGGAAATCCGAAGAGATAACAATATCTCCCTCATCTCTTGCACCTGTTCTTGCAAGTCGTTCAGCACTGTATCCATTTGTGCGAAACCAATCTCGTAATTCTGATTCAAAAGTTGCTCCTCTTTGCTTATGTGATTTTCTAGTTGTCATCTTAATTCTTTCTCATCATCCATCGCACCGCATATAGAACAGGTTATCTGCCCGTCTAAATCCTTAACGAAGTCGTGCTCGTGTGTAATCATACATTCTCAGGGATGTCGTCGAGGAACATGTACTCAGGGTTGAATGCTACCCAAGTCATCAGTCCTCCTCCAGCATCGGCTCGTCCATATCTATTCTTAACTGGTGCAACACCCATGCTAGTACCAACGACGCCAAGGGTACATATAAGAGCAGGAAGTTGAGCAACCTTACCCTGAATCGCCGACCTCGGCTGACATGGGTTTCCTGGGACTGCCTCACTGGTGTGGTGAAGGACAACAACTGCAGCATTGGTCGCTCTCGCAAGATACTTCAACTCCTTCATGATAGCACGCATGGATGAGAACTCTTCGCCACCATCTGTGGCTACATCCATTAAATTATCTACAACAATAAGAACTGGAGGACAACCCCATAGTTCCTCAAACGCTTGTACTTCCTCATCGATATCTTGAAGAGATGGTGCTGATTCAAATGACCAAACTATATGACTGCCTCTTGATAGAGTTGCCTTAGTCCAACCAATATCTGTAGTTAACATACCTTCAACATCAGACTGGGACTTACCAGAAATCATTGAGGCTAAACGCATAGCCATTGTATGTGCATTTGTATCTGCTGAAATATAAAGTGTTGGTACTTTCATCTTAAGCGCAAGCGCTAATGCTAGTGTGGACTTTCCAACCCCTGGTGCTGCTGCGAACATCGAAACTTCCGAGCGTCTGATAATGATTTTGTTATTCTCGAATGCCTTAAAGCAACTAGGGAGCGGTTCGCCACCAATACTGGCACGACCAACTGAGCGGACAAGTGTACGCATCCTTCATTGTTCCCTTCTTTGTAAAAAGAACGCAGCCACTTCTGTGGTGCATTGATGCGACTGCGTTCTTTCATTTACTTGGTCTAAAACGGGGCTGACGTCATGGTCTTGCGGACATCAACATCGAAGTGCTTAAGTGTTTTACCACCACCGCGGTCTTCAATAGATACAAACCTAACGGCAAGATAGTCACCCTGCTCAGGGCGCTTATCGGCTAGTGCCATCTTCAATCGAACCTGACCAGCAGTCAGGGTTCGTTCTCCCTCGGTTGTATGAATTATAATCTTTGGTGCTACGGTTCCGTCGTCCCATGTCTGGAGCCCAACACTTAGTACTGTTCCTTCTACTGAATCACCGATGTTCTTAAAGTTAACATAGGTGTTACTTCCTTCACTCCTGAACTCAGGATTATCCCAGATGCTCATGTTTTCCTTTTCTTTAGTTTAGTGGCTTGCATTGGTCGGGTGTCCCTTTCGGGGTCGGGCATGCCCAGAATGCGTAAGGCTTCCCAGTTGTCTGGCTTACTCCCTGTCGGAAGATTCTCACTCCGTGAATACACGTTGGGCTGGCTGTCCCTGAAGGGGTTATCGCGCTTGGTGGTTGTGCGATGGTAGGCATCTGCCCCTGGATTGGAGCGGAGGATGTGTATGGCGCTGTGTTTTGAGTTGAACTTGTGGTCCCCAAAGGGGCTACTGTGTACGCACCTGTAATAAGTTTCTGTACGGCAGCAACTTGGTGTGAGTAGTCTCCGACACCTTCAAGTAGTATGCTTAACTCATCGGCAGTGTTTGCTCTTACGTTAATCATACCATCTCCTGGTATCTTGTATGATACTTGCAGTTTCCATTCTTCCATATGTTATCCTATCTTAGTTGAGAAGGTACAGAACTCTGTAACTCCACATTTATATTGGCAGTTGTTTGTATTAGGTAAAAATATTTTAGCCTTACGGGCTTTGTCAAAACCTGTAACAAGATACTCTAACTTCTCGTCCGTGTACTTGTCAAGGTTTACCATCTCAGAGACACCATGCTGGCGTGACATCCAGTACGTCCCCCATTTAATATCTACACCAAAGACTTTTTTTATTCCCACTTTATAAAAGCCAAGTTGTAGTGTATTGGTAGGTGTCTGTTGAGAAGTCTTTAGGTCGACTACGACTAGTTCTCCATTGACCTCGAATATCCTATCAAGAATCATCTTAACGGGTACTCCACCAAACTCAGGCATCAAAGCCAACTCGATAGCAGGAGCACCTTCAGGTGTCTTCCAAATCTTCCAGTCTGGATTTGCTTGACGCCATTCGACATAAGCCTGTACCCACTTAGGTCCAGTCTCTTGCCAGAAGTTAACGTCTTCCTTGTTTGGGTTAGCCTTGGTTGCCCGTCCACCAACACGCGCATTGGTTAGGTCGGTATCACCAAGTTCTTCTGCCCAGGCTTTAGCCCATAGTTCATCCTGCATTTTCTAAGTCCCACAATTCTGTCGCTCTATGGAAGGCTGACCCGCCTACCGACCAGACCGATGGCTTTTCTGGTATCATCAGTAATCGTGTCAGGTAATACTGAAAACCACAATCAACATAGGTTGTGAATGCAGAGTAACTTACATGCTCAGGTAAATCGTAGTCACCAATTTGTATCGTCATGGTTGTAGTATAGCAGATATCCTGAGACGTGTAGGTAAGCAGCCTACCTAAGGGGTTCAGGATATCGTGTATACTTATATGTAATATATAATATATACCCCCGAAGGGGGTTATATAATGTATATAATAATATATATTATACTATAGGAGAATACATGTTGGAAGTAGTGATTGGTACTGCGTTAGCCCTTGCTGTCCGTGACTTAATCTATGAATTGATAGACCGATATCAGTATTATAAGTCTAGGAAAGACTCAAAGGCTTGGCATGAACTCTTTGAGGATATCGTGGCGGACGATGGGGACGATACTGGATACCTATAATCCTCAGAGATGACAAAAGACCCCCCAACCTAGGGTAATTACCTTAGGAAGGGGGGTTCTTGTCTGTATCGGCCTGCTAGGGGCCTATAATGGGGTTACTTTGAACCGCGACCAAACTCTGGCGCTGTTGAATCTAGCGCCTTAAGTACTGGACCTGCGACTGCTGCAACCGCTGCTGCGAGTAGAGCCTTTGGGCTATGCTCACCTGCAAGGTATAGT